AACAACTGCCATGCCCTTCAATCGACTGCTGCTAATCAGCCTCAGTTGGTTAGCGGTGGAGACTTAATCAAGTCAGGAGGGCATCCTGCATTTGAATTTACGCAAACTAGTCCTAGCTATTCCAACCTTGAAATGAACGGAATAAATGCAGATCGACTTGATGCTTGGTTTGTTACTGACACCTCAAGCGCTCAATACATTTACCCCTCTGCCCACGATGATGGCAATAAACACGGTTGGATTGGTCAAGATGGTAATAGTAACGTTCAAGCACACCTTGATTACGGAGGTGAGCCTGTAAGACTATATGCTAACGGAAGTCTAGTGGGCGGTTATGACATCACAAGAGACGCAGTTCATACAGGGCTAAATGGTCGCAAGTTAGTTCATCACCAAGATGCAGATACAGCGGATTGGTCAACGATTCAAGTCGGTTGGTATGGCAATGGAGCAGCTGTCAGTTCTCACATTCCTTGGAGTTACGAAGGCAAGATGAGCGAGATGATCTGGTACGACTCCGATCAAAGTGGAAATAAGACAAATATCGAAAGCAATATTAACACTCATTACAACATTTACTAAAAGACATCACATGGCATATCTAATATTTGACACTGAACAAGAAGCGGAACTCCGAAGCGAACAAGCAGGAATACAAAAGGGACTTAGTTACCACAAGACTGCTTCAGGTAGTAGATACTGGTGGGGATGGTCTGTTGAAGCAGCCGAAGAGAACCCTCGTGCATTCATTGAGATACAAAAGAACACTTGGACAGACGAGGAGACTGAAGAAGAACACGTAAGCATTCCTGATGAATCCCTTCTAAATGATAACGATGAGTTGGTAGATGAGTTGCCAGAAGATTGGGTGTATCCACCAGATCCAATGGCAGAGATCGAAGAAGAAGACACCGATGAAGATGAAGAAGAACCTCTTACAGACTAGTAAATGGAAATGACTGACTACCTTTTAAGTTTTAAGACTAAAGAGCAAGCGATTGTATTTGCTGAACAAATGGGATTCACAACAACTGAAGATGAAGGAAATGGCATTGAAGTCACCCTCCCTCTCCCTCAAAGTGAGAACCATGTTTACACTGTTATTGGTGAACATTTCATACCTACTGGAAAGACCGAAAAGGTTCGAGATGAGACTGGAATGGAATGGGATCAACCAGTAATGAAAGGTGACGGTAAGCATTGGGTTCTTTTTAGAGACATCAAAGGTGACATGGATGCCGAACCTGCCGAAGATTTTATAGTTTGGTCATCAGACATGACCGAGCGTGTTAGAAAACGTGACGAAGACGGACAGTTTGTTGCAGATGATCCAGACACACCAGAGGACGAAGCTTGGGAAGAAGTCCCTGTACCTCGTCCAGAGAACGCCCCCAACAGAATATTTTTATAAGACATTATGAACTACGATTACAAAGAAACAGCAGAGCAGCTTTATACTAAGCTCGAAGGAAACAGAGATAGTTACCTTCAAAGAGGAAGACAAGCTGCAAAGCTAACCTTACCTTATCTTCTCACTGAAGAAGGGTTTGGTACTAACTCCCGACTAAATACTCCCTTCCAAGGCATAGGAGCAAGAGGAGTTAATAATCTAGCTTCAAAACTTTTATTAGCACTACTACCACCTAACGCTCCCTTCTTTCGTCTTCAAGTTGATACAAACAAACTACAACAAGAAGGCGCACCAGAAGAGGTAGTCAGTGAGATAGATTCTGCTTTAAGAAAAGTAGAAGACACAGTGATGGATGAGATTGCTAAAGAGAGATACAGAATAGCAGTTCACGAAGCCCTCAAGCAACTCATCGTTACTGGAAACGCTTTATTGTATATGCCAGAAGAAGGCGGTATGCGTGTGTTTCGTGTAGATAGGTATGTTGTAGAGCGTGATCCTATGGGTAATGTTCTTTACATTGCAACAAAAGAGACTATTAGTTATGCAGCTCTTGATGACGAAATAAAAGAAGTCATAGGAAAATCACAGAACAGCACGGCAGGTGCAGAAGACACAGTAAATTTATACACCGCTATTTGTAGACATGGGGATAAGTGGCTTATCAAGCAGGATGTTAATGGTACTTTACTGCCCGACAATGGAGGTACTATTCCTCTTGATAAGTCACCCTACATTCCTCTTAGGTTCTCTCGTGTTGATGGAGAGGCTTATGGAAGGGGTTATGTAGAAGAATACCTTGGCGACCTACAGTCTCTCGAAGCTCTCACTAGAGCCATCGTTGAGGGAAGCGCAGCAGCAGCAAAGGTTCTTTTCTTAGTTAATCCAAACGGAACAACAAGATCAAAGCAATTATCAGACAGCCCTAACGGATCTATTGTCCAAGGAAACGCTGCTGATGTTTCAACGCTACAACTAAACAAGTTCAATGATTTCCGAGTAGCTGCTGAAACAATCAACACAATCAAAGACAGACTTGGACAAAGCTTTCTACTTACTTCTAGTAGTATTCGTAACGCTGAAAGAGTCACAGCAGAAGAAGTTCGGATGATTTCTATGGAACTTGAGTCAGCCCTTGGTGGTTTGTATTCGCTTCTTAGTAATGAACTACAGCTACCACTCGTAAACAGACTTATGGGTGTTATGCAAAAGAAGAAGAATATGCCAAAGCTTCCAAAGGATCTTGTGAACCCTGTCATTGTTACAGGCATCGAGGCTCTTGGAAGAGGACATGATCTACAAAAGCTTGATGCGTTTCTTGCAGGAGCAGCACAAGTAGTAGGGCCAGATGCGGTAGCTGCTTATGTAAACATAGATGAGTATTTTAAAAGAAGAGCGACTAGTCTTGGAATTAAAACAGCAGGGCTTATAAAGACTCAAGAAGAGATAGCTCAAGAACAACAACAAGCGCAGATGGCTGCTATGGCTGAGAAGCTCGGCCCTTCAGGTATTAAAGCTGCTTCTGACCAATCACTTGCTCAACAACAACAAGAGCAACCAACCGAATAAAACATAACCATTAATGGGAGATAATAAATATGGCAGTCGAAAGAACAGAAATAAACGAACCAGTAGAGGGAGAACAGATGTCTCTAGAGGAGCAACTGGAACAGCAAGAAGCAGCGAAAGCAAATCAGGTGGAAACAGAACAACCAGAGCTTTCTGGACAAGAAGAAGAAGAGACAGTAAGTGAAGAACAACCACCAGAAGAAAAACCTGAGTGGCTTCCAGAAAAGTTTAAAACCCCAGAAGACCTCGCAAAAGCTTATAGCGAACTGGAAAAGGAGCGAGGCAAAGAAAGCAAACCCAAAGAAACGGAAGGGGAAGAGAATAAGACACCAAATGTTTCTAATGCAATCCAAGAAGCCAGTGATTCTTTTTACGAAAACGGAGAGCTAACTGAAGACAACTTTAAAGCTCTTGAAGAGAATGGTATTCCTAGAGAGTTTGTAGAAGCTTATGTAAAAGGACAGCAAGCTACAAGTGAAGCAGAAGTAGCTACAATAACAAACTCAGTTGGAGGACAAGAAAATTATGACTCGATGGTTGAGTGGGCGAGTAGTTCGTTGCCTCCAGAAGAGATAGAAAGCTTTGATAATTTAGTGTCAACAGGCTCACAAGAGGCTGCAAAGATGGCAGTTAAGGGTTTATACGCACGATATTTGAATGAAGGTGGGGGTACGTCCGTGAATATCGCAAAGGGAGGGACTTCAAAATCAGCTATAACACCATTTAATAGCATTGCACAGGTAACAGAAGCAATGAAAGACAGAAGATATAACATCGATCCTGCCTACAGAGCAGAGGTTGAGAACAGAATTTCAGTATCAACTAATATATAAAAATGATAACATACATCACAGAAAACAGCGCAGAGCTTATATCTATTGCAACAGCAACAGTAACGCTTGCAAGTCTTATAAGTGTTCTTACACCAAACAAGACAGACAACAAAGTTACATCGATACTTGCTAAAGTAGTTAACTGGCTTGCCCTAAACGTAGGCAAAGCTAAACCAAAATAGAATTTATGATAAAACTACTCGTCAGCTTGCTGATTAATTTTCCTAAGATTGGCGAGATGTTTTACAAAATTGTAGAGGCGTATGAAAAGGAAGTTTATAAGAAGCAGCGCAATGCTAATGATGATCTCATTGATGAGTGGATGTTCTCTCCTAAACCCTACACCGCCCCCGACAAAGATCCCTTACTTTATCTCGAAACTGAAAGCCCATTCGTTCACAACGAGCGAAAAGGAAACAATAGGAGAGATATTGAGGTACGTGAATGATCTAGAACACGCACCTTCTAAGTAATTTTCAACACACAACAAAGACGCAAAATGAACCAAAAGGTTTGTTTAAGTGCGACCCCTTGCGAGGGACAATCAATCAAGAACACCACATAGGTCTTTTTGTTTTAACTTGTAGTGAGTTGTTCTAACCCAAACAACAACAAACAACAAACTAAAATAAAAAAGAAAGGACATATTAAATTATGGCTAATGGAAATACAGCACCCTCAAGGTTAGGTGCAATCAACGGAGCTTCTGATAAAGATGCTTTGTTTCTCAAGGTGTTTGCCAATGAGATTCTGACAACATTTGACGAGTTCAACGTAATGAAGGACTTGCATACAATCAGAACTATCTCATCTGGTAAATCCGCTCAGTTCCCAGTTACAGGTACAGCAACAGCTAAGTACCACACACCTGGACAATCGATAATTGACAGTGGAAACTCTTACCTCAGTGACATCAAACACGCTGAAAGAGTAATCACTATTGATGACGTTCTAGTAAGTTCTACATTCATTGCGAATATTGACGAACTCAAGAACCACTATGATGTTCGAAGCATTTACGCTAAAGAACTCGGTAAGGCTCTTGCTAAGAGATTCGACATTGCAACGATGAAGACACTTGCAGGTGGAGCTAGACAAACTGCAACTATCACTAATGGTAAAGCAGGGATATCTACTAACCACGGAACCGCTCTTGATACAGCACCAGAAATTATTGATGCTTTGTATACAATCGCTAGGAAGTTAGACGAAAATGATGTTCCAGATGATGGTTCTCGTTTTGCTATTCTTACTCCTACTCAGTATTACAAACTTATCACATCTGATAACGCTGCTATATCTTTAGCAACTAATCGTGATGCAGGTGGTGTAGGTAATATTGCTACAGGTAGAATACCTATGGTTGCAGGACTTAACATCTTTAAGTCAAACCACTTGGTAGATGTTGCAGTCGCAGATGGTTCTCAAGACCAAGATGATGACAACGCAAAGAACGAAGTTCACGACCAAAACAGTGATGGAACACTAGACGGAGATGGCTACAACGCTGATCTTTCTGATACAGGTTTCCTTGCAGGACACCCAAGTGGTATCGGAACTGTTAAGTTACTCGACCTTGCAACTGAGTCCGATTATTCGGTAGCTCACCAAGGAACACTCTTTGTGGCAAAATATGCGATGGGGCACAACGTGCTTCGCCCAGAGGCTTGTGCAGAGGCTCGTAAGTAATCTTACATAAATCATAAACACAGAGTTAGGGTGGGGGATTATTAAGTTAGTCCCCTGCCCCTTCTCTTATAAACTTTTAATTTAAATTTATGGCAACACTCACAACACAACTTGAAGCTGTTAATACAATGCTTGGCTATCTTGGCGAAGCTCCTGTAAACAGCATATCAAACACAGCAGAACTTCCTGTATCCGCAGCTAACGCTGTGACGATCCTTGACGAAACTTCCAGAGAAGTACAGAGTGAGGGTTGGCATTTTAATACAGTCGAGGAATACACTCTTTCACCTGTCAACAGCACAATAACCTTACCAACAAACACTCTTCAAGTAGACCATGACGGCACTGAAAATGTGGATCTTGTTCAGAGAGGTTTGTCGTTGTATGACAGAAAGAACAGAACAACAACTTTTGATAACGACATAAAGGTAACTATTGTTTTCCTTCTTGAATGGGACGAGTTACCAGAACAAGCTAGAAGATACATAACTCTTAGAGCTTGTAGATCGTTGCAGTCTCGCCTTGTTGGTTCTAGAGAGCTTGAAGCGCTTATCCTTCGTGATGAGTTTGCTGCAAAAGCTAACCTAGAAACATCTGACAATGGCAACTCAGACAGAACAATATTTGACAACTACGATGCTGCTTCAAGAATAGGCATCAACAGAAATATATCGCTCTATTAATTTATGCCACTTATAAATACTTCTCTTCCCAACCTTGTCCAAGGGGTTAGTCAGCAGCCAGACTCTATGCGGTTTGAAGGGCAATGCGAGGAACAAATCAACGCTCTTTCTTCGGTAGCCGATGGGCTAAAGAAAAGACCTAACACAAGATACGTTAAGAATCTGATTAGTTCTGCGATAGCTGAAGGAGCCTTTGTACATTTTATAAACAGAGATAAAAACGAGAGGTACGTTGTAATAATAAACAACAACACAATACAAGCTTTTGATTTAATTGGAGGAGGATACCCTGTGACTATTGGAGGTAGTAGTTCTGTTACTATAGGTAGTAGTGATTATCTTTACTTAAGTGGTTCTAAGAAACCTATAGACTACATAAAAGCTCTTACAGTTGGCGATAACACTTTTCTTTTGAACACAGATAAAACTGTAGGGAGACTAACAGACGCAAGTAACATAAGCGCAACTCATGTTTCTTCGGCAGCAACGAACAAAGCTCTTATATTTGTTAAACAGGGACACGCTAAATCAAGATATAACATAAAACTAAAACAAGGAAGTAACACTATAAAAGCTTCTTACCAGTCGGCAGGTACAACTGGGAACACTGTAAGAGATCAAGCAGGACGTATAGCTAATGGTTTACAAAGCGCTTTAAATACGGCTTTGAATGAACTAACAACAGCAGGTACGTCTCATGGATTTACTTTAGGCACTGTTGAAAGTTTTACTACAGGCAACGTAGGAGAGCATAAAAATGTTGAAACTAGTTCAGAAGACATTGGTGGATTGGATTTTCTTTATCCTCTTTTTGAAATATCAAGAGCAGATGGAAACGCCTTTGAAGTAACCGTATCTGATTCAAAGTCAGGAACAGCACTCGGAGCAGCTTACAAACAAGTTGATGCTATTTCAGACCTTCCAAAAGTAGCTCCCAATGGCTTTAAAATTAAAGTCAGAGGAGACGCTGAAGCAGTAGAAGATGATTACTATGTTAAGTTTCAAACTAATGATGGCTCTTCAACTGGAATTAGTGATGGTGGGTGGGTAGAAGATGTAGGCTTTGATGAGTTTATTTCTCTAGATCCTAATACTTTACCTCAAAAACTAGTTAATACAGGAACTCATACTTTTACGCTAGGAGCTTGTACTTGGACTGATAAACAAGTAGGAGACGATGATACAAATCCTTTTCCTTCTTTCTTTTTAATAGACCCTGATGATACAAACAATCCAAAGAAAAAAGGAAAGAGAATTATTTCAAACATATTCTTCTACAAGAACCGACTAGGCTTTTTGTCAGAAGGCAGTGTAATACTTTCAGAAGCAGGGGAATATTTTAACTTCTTTAGAACTACAGTTCGCTCACTACTTGATGCTGACCCAATAGACGTAGATGTGGCTAGTACAAAAGTAAACAAACTAAAGTCAGCAGTAGGTTTTCAAGAGAACCTTATTCTGTTTGGAGATCGTGGTCAGTTTGTTTTAAAAGGTGGTGATTTGTTGACACCTAAAACTGTTTCAATAACACCAATTACTAACTACGAAACTGACACATCTAACACACCCCTTGAGCTTGGCAGTTATATTTATTTTCCTTTTAAAAGAGGAAGCTTCTCAGGAGTTCGTGAGTTTAGCACAAACGTCAACACAGAATCCTACGACTCTATAGAAATAACTTCTCACGTACCTCACTATATTCCTTCAAACATTATGGATATGGCAGGGTCAACTACTGAGAACCTTATATGTCTTGTAAGTTCTTCCGACACTAAAAGTATGTATGTATATAAATACTACTGGAGCGGAGGGCAGAAGGTTTTATCAAGTTGGTCGCAGTTTACTTTTGCTTTTGATATACGAGGCTTTGATTTTATTGAAAGCGATCTTTATATAGTTGCAACTAAGAACGGCAAGACAGAACTACTTGTAATGCCTATGGAAGAGCAGCTTGTAGATACTGGAACAACATTCAACACTTATCTCGACATGAGGCAAGATAGAACTGTTTCTGGCAGCAGCACAGTAACTCTTCCTTTTACACCAGAAGCTTCTGACACAATACAAATTTACACAAGAGAATCTGGAAGCACTAAAGCAGGAGCCATAATACCTTGCACAGTTGTCGGAACAACAGCAACAGTAGATGCAGCGTATAATAATGTACCTGTATGGGTAGGCATAAAGTACACCATGAGCTACACCTTTAGTGAGCAGGTTTTTAAACAAGCAGCAAACCAATCAAAAAGTCCATCAGGAGTTGCTAGGCATTTCTTAAAGGGAGGTTCGTTGTTCTTTGATAACACCGCTGCATTCAAAGTAGAGGTAACACCAAAGGCTCGTTCTACCTACACTAATCCTTTTACAAGTACAGTCGTAGGTTCAACTACTATTGGTACTACTCCTATTGAATCTGGTTCGTTTTCTTTTCCGATCATGTCGGCTGCTAAAGATACTCAAATAAAAATAGTGAACGACTCAGCTTTACCTAGTAATTTCCAATCAGCAGAATTTGAATCCTTTATCCATTCAAGAAGCAAACGTGTTTGATCGAGTAATAGTTAGGTACGACAACATAGATGTCATTGATGGTCATCCAGATCACGCTGATTACTTAGCAGACAAGCTTAGAGACATAGACAACATTGAGTGCATGGCTTTTGGTAAGAAACCAATAGATGCCTTGATGTCTGCTTTTGAATATGACATGGCAACTTTAACAGTCATAGATAAAAGCGCCAGACCTCTAGCTATGTTTGGAATAGGAGAAGACGAAGAGTTCCCTTATATATGGATGCTTGGAACACCTGAGTTTCCTAAGATAGCTCGAAGGGATCTAGTAAAACACTCAAAGCTTTGGATAAAAGAGCTTCTTAAAATCACAGGAGGAGCAGCAGGTAACTTTGTACATTGTTACAATCGTCCTGCTGTCAGATGGCTTGAGTGGTTAGGAGCTAGTTTTATTCAACAAACAACAATCAAGGGAGAACCATTTTACCAATTTATTTTAATCAACAACGAAGTTATAGACGAATATTATGTGTAGTCCACTAATTGCATCAACAGTTATAGGTGCAGCACAAACAGCCACTTCTCTTATAGGGCAAAGCCAACAGGCAAGAGCACAACGAGATGCTCAAGCAGCAGCCTCAAGACAAGAACGAGAAAGATACCTAGCTGAAGTTTCTGCAATGCGTATGCAGCAACAACAAGAAGCAGTAGGAGAATCTCAAAGGCTTCAAGAATCCTCTAGGCAAGCTATGGAAGCTAGGTCAACCGCAGCAGTGTCGGCAGGAGAGGCAGGAGTAAGTGGTCTTAGTGTGAACGCTTTGCTTGGAGACATCTCAAGAAGACAAGCAGAATATGAGTTCTCTTCCTTACAGCAATCTCGAATGACCGATGT